AATGTAGGAAGTTGTTCTACTTTGATACCTTTTGTCTTGATGCAGTTCTTAATAACACCTTTGATAGCATTAGTGATCTGTTTGGTGTCTTCACTCTCAAGAGCAATGACAAGAATCTTTTCTTCTTTTACAAGGAAAGGTCTAAACTGAATCGTTTCTCCTGTGGATGGCAACTCAAGTTCATACGTTGGTGTAGCAATCTTTGGTAAAGGCATAATGTCCTATAGAGTTTTTCAGTGTGATTATTTAGTTGGTTATCCTATGGCTTGTCCATATATTCTACCATAATCACCAAGACCTTGATTAGATCCATCAGTGAAGTCTGCAAAGTTAGTAGCATTCTGTAAGTTATCACCGAAGTTATTATAATATTCGTTATAATTTTGAGCAGATTGAAGCGTTTTAACTGGAGAGGTTGGTGTTGATAGAGTAGGAGATGGAGTTCCAGTCTTCTTAACAGTATATCTAATATAGTTCATAGAAACAGTACACTTCAAAAGATTTGCTGTATCATATGAAACTGGCATAGAGTTAATCGCTATAGGAAATGATCTATAGAATTCATATTCTAGATATTGTCTAGTTGATGGCCATGCCATACTTGATTGTCCAAGTGATTTTGCTTTGTTAAAATCTTTCTCAAATTTATATACTTTAAATCCTTGATCAGCAGTGTATTCATCTGCATAGTTCATTCTATAATAATAATTTTTGTTAGGAAGAGTGTTTCTGTCAGATGATACAAAATCCTGAGTGGTTCCAGCACCACTGGCAAAATCAATCCAAGTCTCAAAGAACATGATTGGTAGATAGTTCTCAACATCAACATAAAAAGTTAAGTCAATTCTATCATCAAAAAACTTTCTGTGAGCATGTCTCTCAGTTACACCCGTTCTATCATTATTAATCTCAAGAGTAGCAAGACTAGATCCTGGCAAAGAAGCTTCAGAACACAGTAAGTTTAACGTGTCCTGAGACTTGGTTAAACTAATACCAACGGACTGAAGTTTATCAGTAAAAGCTGAATTACTTCCTCCAGTTCCAGGCAGAGCAAGCTCTACATAAAAATGTGATGTCAGTGATGGTCTTAACAGTGACGATTTTATGTCGTCAATCGTTTTTATGCTAGGCATCTATAAATAGTTTTTACCTTATATACTATGTATGGGAGAAAGTATAAAAAGTAAATACAAACCTTCACACCCAAGAAAATACAAGGGCAATGCTGAGAATATCATATGCCGTAGTAGTTGGGAGAGAAAGTTTTGTCGTTACTGTGACTTGAATGAAAACATTCTTGAGTGGGGTAGTGAAGAATTTTATATACCTTATGTGTCTCCCGTTGATAGGAAAGTGCATAAGTATTTTCCAGACTTTATCATCAAAGTAAGAGAAAGCACAGGTGCAATCAAAACATATGTGATAGAAGTAAAACCCTATCGTGAAACTCTACCACCAGTGCCAGGTAAGAAACAAAAGAAAACACTGATACGTGAGTGTAAAACTTACGCAGTCAACCAAGCAAAATGGAAAGCTGCTGTTGAGTTTTGTGAGGACAGACGCATTACATTTAAGGTAATCACAGAGAAAGAACTCGGGATCAAATGAACCGTATAGAACCCATCCTCTCAGATTTAAATGAGACCATGGACACTGAGGATCAGATGCTCATGATAATGGATGCTCTAAATGATACTGTAACACCTGTTCCTGATCCTGGAACTCTCTGCACATTTTTATATCAGGCAAAGACTCCTAGGATAAGATACGATCAGCATCCTTTAGTCTTGGTGACTGAACTATTTGAATGGGGATTCCGTGGATTCAACTTTCACTGGAGAAGATACAGGCAATATACATGGGGAGAGATAACTGGTCAAGTTTATCTGGTACAGAGAGATGAACTTGATGATTTAAACTCGATACAATATGGAAAATTCGTGCTAAATAACTAGAAAGATACTGTGTAATGGCGACATACGGCGGTGCAGGAAAAAACGACTTTAAAATACCAGAACTAAAAAATGATGGAGCTCAGTTTTGGACAAAAGTTGATGCCACCACGGGTAAAACCACTGTGTACAGGAGGTATCCTGGTATTTTTGGCAGTGCCGTAGGAGAAAACAACGTAGAAATTGGAACAATAGAAAAGGGAGAAGACTTTGTTCCTACTAATAATGCTCTATTAGGTGGTTTTGATGATAATTTAACAAAAGATGAAAGAAAAGCATTTTTATCTGACGCAGTTCAAAAAAAAGTAAAACAAAAAGCACTTGAAACTGCTATAAAAGGAAATGAAGAAAATGGAGTGGGTCCTATAAATGCACGATTAAGGGCAAATCAGTTGATGGATCCAGATCGTACCGAAGCACCTTCAGACCCAAATCAATCTGAAGAGGATGCTGCTGCACAGGCGTCTGAAGAGGGAGTAGATGAAGCAAATGATGCCTATACGTCATTAAAAAATAGTGACGTAGCTAAAGCAAATGCTAATACAAAAAAAGGTGCTGGATCTTTTGGAGACTTTAGTTATCCATTAGATAGAAACCAGTCCCAAGACTTTATGAAGTTTACTCTCTTAGAGTATAAACCTAAAAAAATCGGAAGTGGATCTGGTGGAACTGGATTTGGTTTTGCTGCTCGTAAGAGAGTTGGTCCAAATGATACAAAAACAGATAGAACCATACTAGGATCATGTAGTTTACCAATACCAGGTGGCATTAAAGATGAGAACGGTGCTGAGTGGGCACCTCAGACCATGAATGCCCTTGAGATTGAAGGATTAAATATAGCTAATGCTGCATTAGGTGGTGGATCAGGCGATGCAGGATCTGAAGCGGATGCATTATTAGGAAAAATCGAAACTAATAATGAGGACCTTAAAAGAGCTGTTAGAGGAATCGCTGCTGGTAAAGCAGTTGGCGTTGAAGGTCAGGCACTGACTAGAACAACTGGTATGATTTTTAATCCTAACCTTGAGTTGTTGTTTGACAAACCTACCCTTAGAGGATTTTCTTTTAGTTTTGATCTTGTTCCCAGAAGCAAGAAGGAAGCAGAAGAGTGTGTAAAAATTATAAGATTCTTTAAACAAGGAATGTCACCTATTAGATCAGCATCAAATCTTTTCTTATTATCCCCAAACGTATTTCAAATTCATTATGTTCTAAATGGTAATGGGTTTAAAGATCATCCCTACATAGGAAAGATGAAAGAGTGTGCGATGACTAACTTTGCTGTTGATTACACACCTCAACAAAATTATTCCACACTTGCAGATGGATTTATGACTGCATATAAAATCAGAATGGATCTGAAAGAACTTGAACCTGTATTTAATGATGATTATGGCACCAGCAATACCATCGTAGAAATCGGTTTCTAACATGTCAAACTACTTTAGCAAAGTTCCTAATCTTGATTATGTTAGCAGACTTCCTGATGCTAACATATCGGATTATATTCGAGTAAAAAATCTTTTCAAGAAAGGTAAACTCAGAGAAGATATATTTCAAGATCTTTCTGTGTTTACAAAATATAAGATTGAAGGTGATGATAGACCTGACAATGTTGCATTCAAGGTATATGGAGATTCTACTCTTGATTGGTTGATCTTGGCATCAAATAATATTATCAACATTCAAACTGAATGGCCATTGACTCAAAACAATTATGATCAATATCTTTTAGATAAGTATGGCACATATGACAAACTAAATGATGTTCATCATTATGAAACTATTGAAATAAAGGATAATACTGGAGTTACTTTATTGAAGGAAGGTCTTAGAGTGCCATCCGATTTTAACTTTAAATATCAAGATTTTAATACCACCCACTCTGTTAACCCAGTAAAAGAAATCACCAATCTAGAATATGAAAATGAAATTCAAGATCAGAGAAGAAATATCTGGGTTCTAAAAGAAAGATATATCAACATTGCCCTTGATGATCTAGAGAATATCATGACATATAAAAAAGGATCCAGTCAGTATGTGAATGGATCCTTAAAGCGTGGGGATAATATTAGACTATTTCAGTAGATTAATATATGCTGCGATAACCAGAAGGGTCAAGCACAACTGGTTGTATCTCATCATTCCTCAGCAAGTTTCTGGAAGTAGGACAGAGCATCATCTTCATCAGAGTCAGCAGACTTGGTAGGAGTGATGTCTGGTGCATTGAAGTCAGCAGCAGGAGGTTTGCTTGACTCAAAGTTAGGAGTGAAAGAACCACGTCCTTCGCTCTCATCTTCCAGTTCCTCATCCATCACACGACGGGCAGGTTTGGCACCAAGCACCATCTTCAGACGCTTGTCCAGGTCCTCGTAGGACTTGAACTGGTCTGCAGCGACGAGTCCTGCAAGAGAATACTGCTTCTTCCACACTGCTTCCAGTGCATCGTCATCATCCAGCAGAGGGGAAGGTGCTGCAAACTCAGAAGAATCGTAGTTCCAGTAACCTGCAACCTTCTTCAGTTTCAGTTTGAAGTTAGCACCCTGCCA